GACAATAACACCTTTTGGGTCAAGGTGTCGCAGATCGTGTTCCGTCCCGTCAATAACCGGATAACCTAAATATTCTTTTGGCAACCCGTGACCGAAAACAACCGCGACATTAAAACCAAGTTTTAAAGCTTGGATTGCTTCCGCCTTGTTTGTTTCCGATAGGCTAAAGGTCAAATGATAATTGGACGGGCGGTTTTTATTCAACAACCGTTTAATGTGTTTGGTGTAATCTACGAATTGAATAGCGGGAAATAATTCGGTTACGGTTTTATTATCTCTGTTTTTTATTTTCATAGACTCAAACGCAAGATCTGTTGACCCGTTCAACCGTACACACAAAGCTTTATTTTTATTCTTGGCTGTATTGGAAAGCTTTTTAATGTGGTCGGTCATTTCGGACATGAACGAATGACGGTCATTCATAAAGTATTGTGCTTTACGGACACGGGAGTCACGAACGCTATTAGTTCCGTTTTCGAGATCCTTAACCATGCCCGCCTGACCAGAGTAAAACCCTAAACATAACGACCGACAACCGGCGCTCGATTTCCCGCACAAATCAAAATCTCCGCCCGTGGTATGGGGCGCCATATAATTGATGCCGTTTAGATATCCGTATTTATCCGCTTTAATTGCCTTGGCGGAATCCGTAGAAAAAAAACGTTTAAATTGTATCATTGTAAAAACTCCATTTTAAATTGTTGACTCTCATAATATAGTCCCATATAATACCACGGTCAACAATTAATTAACAAAAAGGATTTTTAAAAATGGACATGAACCAAGCGCTTACAGAAGCAGCCATTAGGTCGGTCGGTTGTTGACACTCCAAAGTAGGCCGACCACGGTCAGTGGTTCTCCCCCCACTGGCCAACCGTCCCGCTCGATGTCTTATTTCCTTTCAACATCGAGCGGGATTTTTTATACGCCTGGTCCCGGCCAGCTACAACGAGCCGGTTCCGACCCGACCACGGTTCCCGACCCGACCTGCAAACCCGACCCGACCCGATCCCGACTGATCCCGATCAATGACCCGACCAACCCCGACCAATCGTCCCCCGACCATAGGCAAGGGACAAGACCCGACCCCGAACCATCGACATGCAGACCATGGGTCACTAACCCCCGACCATGATCCCCGCCAAACAAATATAGGTTAGGGGATGAGAGGGGGTGTACCAAGAAGAAACTTACCCCGCCCGATCTATAATGTGAGTAATTCCATGCTACTTGATGGGATGAGATATTTATTCGGTTAGTTTTTGTTACTTTAAGTTCAATCCAAAAAGAACAACCTTCAGCGCATATATATACGTCTGGAATACCTCCGCCATAACGGTTTTCAATTCTTTGAACTTGCCAATGAAGGGGTATCTTTTCTTTCAATTTGTTCCAAAACAGTGTCTCTGGTTTTTGTGTCATTTAAGACCTCGTAATCTGCCTCCGTGAAAACGCTAGGATGGTTTTGTCTAATTTCTTTTAAACGGTTTTCTATTTCATCACGGTTCATATTTTCAATAGCATGAAAGTGACTTGTCTCACGTCTGTCAGTAGTAAGACCCCCCAGAGCACTTCGCGTTTTTTCAGCGTTAATTGCGGCTGAGAAATGTCCTGCCTCTTCGGCTCCTTGAGAGAGTTCACTGAGCCTCTTTAATTGCCCCAAAAGAGTGACCCCGTATTTCTTTTCTCTGTCCTCTCGAAGTTCTAAAATATAATCAGCAACATGAGGAAACGAATTAACATCCAAAAGTTTATGGGCTTGGACCTTGGCACAATCAGAAGCGTAACCAGCAAGTCTAGCACACTCCGCATTACTATGTGTACCATCAACAAAATGTCTGGCAAATTCTTTTTGTCGGTTGGTCAATTTTCTGCCGTGAGCTTCTTCAATCTCTTCGGCTTTAGTTTCTATTCTTCTTTTCATACTTCCATCCTATATACTAGCGTTTAACAATTAAAGTTTTTTTTTTACAAAATTCAAAAGCTGGCGGATCAGTAAATTTTTACAAGTGTAGCTGAGAGCATGTTTATGTAGCAACTGTAGCACATTAGTAGCAGATAGAAATCCCTACAATGTACAGTGGTCAATGGATACAGCAGATTAAATCACTCACAGCTACGCATTTACACTTTTTTATAAATTTTTTTCACTTTTCAAAAACTTTTTCTTCAAACTCCAGTATATAGGATGGAAGTATAAACTTGACTTATTTCCATGTATCATGGTAGGTTACATAATCACGCAAACATAGAAAGGAGAAATGTGATGTATACTACATTTACCAAAGCTGGTTTAAAAACAATAAGAGCGTCCCTCGATAAAGCTTTTCGAGAAGTTGAAGAAGCTCATGGTATCAAGTTAAATATTGGTAACATAAGTTATGAGGACACTACGTTTCGNACAACCTTGAAAGCGTCCATTGTCAATGAAGATGGAACCGTTGAAGACGAACAACGTAAGGACTTTAAAAAATTCGCGACCATGTTTGATATCAACCCAGAATGGTTAGATAAAGAAATCGTTCTTAATGGTAGGACATTTACTATTACGGGATTGAATAGAAAAGCTTCAAAGAATAATATACGTATTCAAGCTGAGAATGGGGATGTTCATATATGCCCTTCAAAGAACCTTACACATTATTTTGAGAAGGGTGTTTAACTCATGAAAAAAACTCACGTCATTTCATTATACGATTTCACTGGTGAGGCATTGCGTCCATGGGCAGAGGCCGGATATCAATGTTTCGCTTACGACATTCAGCACAAGCCAAGCCCGATGGGTGACTTGGAACCAGCAAGTGTCAGTGGTTTTGAAAGGCTGGACTCCCACTTCCCCTTAAACGGTGGCAACATTTTTAAAATCCATGCTGATCTGTATAACGAAAGCGTTCTTATGAAAATCGCAAGTCGGCATATGAACGATGCAAAATTCTTATCTGCATTCCCTCCATGCACCGACTTGAGTTCAGCGGGTGCGCGATGGTGGAAAGAAAAGGAGAAAGAAAATCCATTGTTCCAAATGTTTGCACGTGACAATGCGGTGGCGTGTCAGCATTTGGCGGACACTTTGGATTGCCCTTACTACATAGAAAATCCAGTGGGGGCGTTGAGCAGATTATGGCGCAAACCGAACCACAGTTTTAACCCATGTGATTACGGTGGGTACTTACCAGAAGATGATGTTCATCCAAGGTATCCAGAATACATTCCTTCCCGTGACGCTTATAGAAAGAAAACTTGTCTATGGTCGGGGAACCGTTTTACAATGCCTGAGATCAACCCCGTTCAGTATGAGAATATTACGTATGAGCGGAAAGACCCTACCAAAGGTAGGAACTTCTCACCCGTCCATGGTCGCACGGGTGGTAAATCACTAAAGACCAAAAACATCCGTTCAGCAACGCCACGTGGTTTTGCGAAAGCGGTATTCAAAGCAAATGAATTTCATTGTTAGAAAGGAGAAATAAGATGGCGAAATCTAAAAAGCAAATCGAAACATTGTATTGGGATCATGAGCATGGTGATCTTACTCCAAAGGAATGGCTTGAAAAGTTTATTGAGTTGATTGAAAGTCCTTTGAGAAACACTCGCGACCTTGACGGTGATATGTGGATGTCGGATTATAGACTAATGTCGGATGCGTTGTACCATATCCAAAACCGCGATCACGTAACTAAAAATAAATGATAGCGTTTATCATTTTGCCCGTTCTTGTATTCAGCGTAATGAACGCTGAATACTTGGACACCATCCACAAAGAAATTGAAGCGGGAGCGAAATGGCATGAGGTCGATGGTTTAACGCCCGACCCCAAAGCTAAGTCGATCCCCCTCAATGGAAAAATTTATTGGAAACTCAAGAAAGGAGAATAGATATGTCTATAGAGTTAGATACTGAAAACTATATTAGCTTGTACGGAGAATTGGCGGAGCGAAGATTGGAAGCTTTTGAACACGCCTTTGAGCACAAGCAAAAAGGAGAAGATGTTTTTGTTACAGATAAGGATGGTAATGTTACGCATTCTGAATGGGCATCCGATCAGTTTGTTGAAGAGTGTAATGTGGTTGAAGAAATATTGGCATCGCACGGCATCACATCCGCTGTTTCAACAGAGCAAGTTCAAAGATTTAAAAAGGTTAAGGACGCTAAATGGCTTTTAACTGAAGCTATTGGTAGCGTGGTAAAAGAACCGCATCGTCAGCAAGAATATAGAAGCCTTCAAATTGCGCTGGCATCCATTAATGTATTAGTTGAGGAGATGACAAATGGGTAAGATGAGCCAATTGGCGTATGAAATGGATATGATGGATACGTTTTCAGCATGGTCAGCGGACGGGAAATCTGAAGTCCAACTGAAAGCACCAATCGATCCTAATAGACTTGATCAAGGAAACTACATCAACAACTCAGATACTATTGTCGATGAAAGAAAAGAAGTGGACAATTATCCAGAGATTGGTGCGATGTGTTTTCTGGAACCCCACGAAATTCATACAATTCATTTTCTTAGTGAGAATATTGATGATGAGTACGACAGGATTGTTCTTAAACAACTTTATGAGAGGATCAAGTAATGGGTATTCTCAGGGAGTCCACTTTACTGTCTTCTTTAGAAGATATCGTGGGTCAAATGCAGATGGGTAAGCTTGATGATCAACAAGTTCATGACATTCTTTCTAAAATTAAAAACCCAAACCCAAACAAGGAAGAAAGTTCTGGAGGTGCTATCTGTTATTTAACAGAAGGTGAATTGGATCTCCTTTATGTTCTCAGTGACAAGCGTGTTGACGAGCCACGCGATAAGGCAGTAATTGATAGTTTAGAGTATTTTTTAGACGATCTTAAAAGGGTTATTAAGGATGTGAAGTCGGACACAAAACGGATTATTCATGATGAGGAAAGAAAAGATCTTAACAAAATTTGGGAAAGGGCAAGAAAATGGGATTAGAATATTATGCTTTAGTCTTTATCGGTGGTGCTTTACTTGCACTACTACAGAACTTATAAAATGCTGAAAACTTTAGACTTGTTCAGTGGCATTGGTGGCTTTGCAGTTGGTCTTGAGGCCACCAATTTTTTCAAAACAACGTGTTTCGTGGAGCAGGAGCCGTATTGCAAAGAAGTTTTACGGCATCACTTTCCCGAAGTCCCGATTTTAGGAGATATAAAAAATGTTAAAAGATCCGACCTCCCCGACCCCGACCCAGATGTCATTCTTGGAGGATTCCCGTGTCAACCTTTCTCAAGCGCCGGACTCCAAAAAGCCCAATCCGACTCCCGACACCTCTGGCCAGAAATGTTTAGACTTATCAAAGAGTGTAGGCCGTCTTGGGTTATTGGAGAAAACGTTATTGGAATCGTCAAACTGGGCTTGGACGAAGTACTCACTGACTTGGAAAACGAAGGCTACGCCACAAGGACGTTTAATATTCCAGCTTGCGCGGTCGGCGCCCCGCACCTCCGCCAAAGGATCTGGATTGTCGCACACAATGTGGCCGACCCCGACATCAAGCCAAGGGGGGACAGTGAAGAATGTAGAAATGAACAACGGATCATTCTCCCGAAGGAACGAGAAAGGGGTGAGGTGGGGTGTAAGGCTGAAGGATGCAGTACACCATACCGACCCGACCAATGGTGGGAGTCTGAACCCCCAGTGGGTCGCTTGGCTGATGGGGTATCCAACGGAGTATCTCAAATCCGTGCCTTGGGAAACTCAATCATCCCGCAAATCGCAAAGGAAATAGGTAATGCAATCAAAACGGCAGAGAC